TCAAACAGCTAGACTCAAGAACGCTTTTGAAAAGTATCTACCAGCTGTGCTAGCTGAAGGCAAATCCGCAAAAGCCCGTCAGGTGATTGTGGAAAATGTTTCAGAAGTCACTGGTAATAAAACTGCTCACCGCCAAGACGACGACACTGCTGACAACAGCAATGTCATTGCCATCAAGCGTCTGGCAGGACTGTAATTTAAATAAGGAGACTTAAATGTCACAACAATTATTGGAAGGTCGCTGGGACGAGACCAAGGAAGCATTGCTTGAAGGACTGAATGGTTCTAAACGCAATAGCATGAGCGTTATTCTTGAGAATACACGTAGATACTTGAAAGAGAACGCAAGTTCTGGTTCAACCGGCTCTGGCAACATTGCAACACTTAACCGTGTTATTTTGCCTGTTATTCGTCGTGTTATGCCAACTGTTATTGCTAACGAGTTGGTGGGTGTTCAGCCCATGACTGGCCCTGTTGGTCAAATTCACACTCTGCGTGTGCGTTATGCCAACACAATGACTGACAATTCTGCTGCTGCCACAAGCACAGCAGCTGGTGAAGAAGCATTGAGCCCGTTCAAAATTGCTCAGGCCTACTCTTCAGCAAGCAGCACAAGTGCTGGTATTGTTGATCCAACACAGAATATCTATTCTGGTGCCAACACAACAGTGCTTGAAGGCAGCGGCGGTCGTCAGATCTCTGTGCAAATCTTGAAGCAGGCTGTGGAAGCCAAGACTCGCAAGTTGCAAGCACGTTGGACTTTTGAAGCTGCTCAAGACGCACAAGCTATGCATGGTATCGACGTAGAAGCCGAAATCATGGCAGCTCTTGCACAAGAGATCACAGCTGAGATTGACCAGGAAATCTTGTTGAGCCTGCGCTCACTGGCCACTACTGAGTTCACATACAACCAGGCTACCGTTTCCGGTACAGCTACATTCGTTGGTGACGAACACGCCGCCCTGGCTGTTTTGATCAACCGTGTGGCCAACTTGATCGCTCAACGCACTCGTCGTGGCGCAGGTAACTACGCTGTTGTATCTAGTGCTGCACTCACAGTGTTGCAATCAGCTACAACTAGTGCGTTTGCTAGAACCACAGAAGGCACATTCGAAGCACCTACAAACACCAAGTTTGTGGGTACTCTGAACGGCGCAATGCGTGTGTTTGTTGACAGTTACGCAAGTGACTCAACACCTGTATTGGTTGGCTACAAAGGAAGTTCGGAAGCTGACGCACCTGCGTTCTACTGCCCATACATTCCGTTGATGAGCTCTGGTGTTGTTCTTGATCCAACAACATTCGAACCAGTTGTTAGCTTTATGACTCGTTACGGGTTCATCGAATTGACCAACACTGCATCGTCATTCGGCAATGCCGGAGATTATGTTGGAGAAATTGCTGTCAGCAATTTGTCGTTCAGCTGATCCACAATCCATTTATTTGGACAACAAAAACGCCCTTCGGGGCGTTTTTTATTGACTAGATCTTGAACCAGCTGAGGAACTTGTGCATCCGATCAACCACTGAATCCCAGTCACCTTGCCGAGGCTGGCGGAACAGTCTAGCACTGGGATACCAGGGCGAATCTTCACGACCGGTCAGCCAACGCCAGCAGTTGCCATAGGCATTGAGTGGTATCCACACAGGTCGACCCAGAGCACCGGCCATGTGTGCATTGGCAGTGTCCACAGAAATCACCAGATCAAGATGATGCATGAGTCCGGCTGTGTCTGCAAAGTTTCTTATAGTGCCTGGAAAACACACAGCACCTGCTGCCGTGATGATCTCAGTTTCTTCATCTGTAGCATCCATCTGTAGATTGATCCACTGATGTTCAGGATTGCGACGTATCAAGTCAGCCATGTTTGCCACAGGCATGCTCTTGTGCTGATGTATCCAGCTATCCTTGCGGCCTGACCAGCACACACCAATTCTCATGCGAGTTTTGGAACCCAGTCGATCAGCCCAGATCCGTGCGTTCACAGGATCAGCTGCAATGTACTGCAACTGATGTGCAATGTTTTCCAGAGTCATGCCAATCACTCTGGGAATGTCCATCATGGCAATCCAGTAGTCAAATTCACCTAGGTCTTCACCGGGTTCATAGATGCCCACAATTGTTCCTGCTGGTTGCGGAAACAGGGGTTTGACACTGGGGTTCAACAGTAATTTTATTTTCACACCGGTTGAGTGCAGATTGGCAGTGAATCTTATGAACTGTATTTGATCACCCAGTCCTTGTTCACCTATGATCAGTAGTGTTTTATCCTTGAGATCTTGACCGGTCCATTCAGGTTGAACCAGTTGGGGTTTGGTGCCGTCAAGATGTTCAAATCGCCAGCGTGATTCGTACAAGGGCCAGCCACGAGCATAGTCCCCGTTCAGCAAGTAGGCCACTGCAAGATTGAACTCAGAAGTGACGTCAGCAGGGTTGATGTCATGTGCTGCATGTAGAAAAGGAATGGCTCTGGCAGGATAGCCCATTTCTCTCAACACATTGCCGTAGTTGTTGAATGCTGCACTGTGATTGAAATCTTCAGCAAACACCTGTGCGTAACATTTTAACGCCTGTTCGGGATGATTTTCTGCACGATGTTGATTGCCTTGGTCAATAAGTTCTTGATGGTTCATGAGATATTTAAGAATACCGCAGCCTTGAGAAAAATAAACCTTTTTTGCTAAATACAAGTCAACGCAATACTGCGTTTTATGCGGTGATTTACCCTGCCGCGTACGGACTAGAACTCCGATCGGACTTCTTTAAGGAGAAAAAAATCATGGGTCGTCCTCTTAAAATACAAAAAACTTCTACCGGCTCCGGCAATGGTGGCGCCAGCGTGGGTGTGGATCTTGGCTATCCGAACTTTGGCTCGCTCACTGTACCGGTATTTAACTCACCGATACAAACACTCAATGACGCACAGTATGTGGGTGTGGTAGGTGGTGCAGCCCCTACGGATAGCCCCAGTGCTACCAATCCTAGAGTTGTGGTCACAGTGAATATCACCTTGGCCACAGGCGCTGCCGCAGGTTCTGCCACTGGTTATATCATACGCCAAAAAGGCAGCCACAAGTATCTGGTAGGCGATGCCACCACCATCAATGACGAAGACATACTGGTTGGTAATGCATACATGATCGTCACAGTTGGTGATACCAATTGGCAAGCCGCTGGAGCACCGATTGGTGCAGGCGTTGGCACAGTATTCACTTGCACCAGCACTGATGTTGGCGGCACAGGCACAGTCAATTTGGTTGGCGTGTGTGTGCTCAGCGATTCTGGATCTCCTACCAACGGCAACATGAGCATTGCCTACATAGACAACGCCAGCTCTGATGTGTACATCAGCAAACTTACCAACCACTTTATCCTGGGCTGGGAAGGTGGTTCCAACTATGATGCAGCTTCGGTCACAGGCGATCTTCGCAGCTTGGCCAACTTCTTCACAGACGAAGGCACCATGATCAAATCTGGCACTTCTGGCGGTGCCAACACCGGCAGCGTTTCGTCAGGACAACAAAATCTCTTGAACCTGGCACTGGTAGAAAACACCACTTCCTAATAGATTTAGGCACCGAATCCTCTCAGCTACATACTGGGAGGATTTTTTTATGAGCATAGCATTTGTATTGGGCAACGGCCAAAGCCGATCAGTCATTGATTTGACCAGAATTCAGCCTCTGGGTCCAATCTATGGTTGCAACGGACTGTATCGAGATTTTGAGCCCGATTGTCTTGTGGCCACAGACAGACCCATTGCAGAACACATACAACGTTCGGGCTATAGCAAAAAAAATAGATTTTATACTCGCAGACCCTTGCCAGATCTGGGCGCACACCAGGTTCCAAAAAAGTATCACGGCAACAGTTCAGGTCCTATTGCGTGTGCCATATCTGCGTCTGATGGACACAGACGCATATATCTACTGGGCTATGACATGTCTGGCACAGCGGCCAGCAAATTCAACAATGTGTATGCAGGAACAGAGTTCTACAAGGCCGCCGATTCAGCACCCACCTTCACAGGCAACTGGATCAAACAACTGGTCGCAGTTGCTAGAGACTTTCCCCGAACGGAATTTGTGCGTGTGTGCGGCATAACCACTGCTGAAATTATCGACTTAAAAAACATAGATAATTTTTTGCACATTGATCTCAAAGCCTTTGTGCACCGGATAAACACCGGCGAAAACCTGTAATCTCCCTACAACCTTGGCCTTGCTGGCTCTGGTAAATACAGCAAGAGACTCTACAAATGACCCAATATGTTATTGACATTGGCGCGGTACCCGACGACGGGCAGGGCGACCCGTTACGCACAGCGTTTGCATTTACCAACGACAACTTCAATCAGATTTTTGAATCAGGACCTGTTGGCTCAAATGTAAAAATTGCCAACAATACCATCACCACCACGGTGATAAACAGCAACCTAATATTGAGCCCTTCGGGCATTGGCAAAATTCAGGTCAACAACACACTGCTGCCACGAATTGACAATGTGTATGATCTGGGCAGCTTGTCTCAGAGATTCAACACCATCTATGTGGGCTCTGGTGGCCTGGACATCACAGGTGGCATCGTTGTCAGCGGCAATATCACTGCTGACTATTTTATCGGCAACGGGTCGGCACTCACAGGCATTGTGGCCACCACAGGCAGCAGGGTCGTAAACGGCAACAGCAATATCAACATACCCACAGCGGGTTCCAATATATTTGTCACAGTCAACGGTACTGGCAATATTGTGGTATTTTCCAATACCGGAGCGTATGTTGCAGGCGCCGTAAGTGCAACAGGCAACATCACAGGTAATTATATCCTGGGCAACGGTGCGTTGCTGACAGGAATCAATGCCAACTACAGCAATGCCAATGTAGCAGCATACCTGCCCACATACACAGGTAACTTGGTCAGCCTAACAGGGCCAGTAACAACCACTGCCAATGTCACAGGCGCTAATTTAAGAACCAGTGGACAAATCACAGCCACAGGCAACATCACCGGCGGCAACGTAGACACCAACAGAGTCAATGCAGCCAATATCACTGTTGGTGGACCAATTAGTGCAAGTGGGAACGTCACGGGCAATTATATTCTGGGTAACGGTGCGTTGCTGACAGGTATCAACGCCAACTATAGCAATGCCAATGTTGCGGCATATCTTCCAACCTATACAGGTAACTTGGTCAGTTTAACAGGACCAGTAACAACCACTGCCAATGTTACTGGTGCTAACATTCGCACAACAGGACAAATAACAGCCACAGGAAATATTACTGGTGGTAATGTAGACACTGGCAGAGTCAATGCTGCTAATATTACTGCCAGTGGAAATGTTAGCGGTGCATACTTCCTTGGTGATGGTAGTCAATTAACAAATTTACCTGCAGGAAATTACAGCAATGCCAATGTCACAGCATACCTGCCCACATACACAGGTAACCTGGTCAGTCTAGCCGGTCCAGTAACAACCACTGCTAATATCACTGGTGCTAATATTCGTGCGACTGGACAAATAACAGCCACAGGCAACGTCACAGCAGGCAATGTTGATACCAGCAGAGTCAATGCTGCTACGGTTACTGTCAGCGGGCCAGTTAGTGCAAGTGGCAATGTCACTGGTGCGTACTTCTTGGGTGACGGTAGTCAGTTAACCAATCTACCTGCTGGTAATTACAGCAATGCCAATGTTGCTGCTTACTTGCCCACATACACTGGCAACTTGGTCAGTTTAACAGGTCCGGTAACAACCACAGCCAACATCACTGGCGGCAATTTGTTAACCAGTGGTCAAGCCACAGTCACTGGCAATATCACAGCAGGCAATGTAGACGCCACCAAAGTCAATGCTGTTACTGTTGCAGCCAGCGGCTCAATCTCAGCTGTTGGCAACATCACCGGCAACAATCTAATTGGTGTCACTGTAACCGGAACCACTGTTACTGCCACAGCCAACGTGGTTGGCGGCAATATCACCACAGCTGGACAGATTTCATCTACAGGAAACATAACTGGTGGTAATCTCAGTGTCCCTGGTGGAACAGTCTCAAGTCTCACAGTTAGTGCCTCAGGAAATATTCGAGGCGGCAATCTTGTTACGCCAGGATTTATCACAGCCACAGGCAATATCACAGGCGGCAATGTAGACACTGGCAACATACATGCTGGCAATGTAAATGTTGATAGTGTCGTAAGTGCCCAAGGCAATGTGTATGGAGATAACTTTGTTGGCAACGGGTTAGTAATTTTTGGAAATGCGTCACTGGGCAATACTTCTGTATCTGGAACCATTGGTGCCACTGTTGTCAGCGCATCAGGCAATGTGATTGGTGGAAACTTACTGACCACTGGTCAAGTCAGTGCCAGCGGCAATGTGTCAGGCAACTATTTTGTTGGTAACGGTGCGTTACTAACAGGTATCACAGTATCAGCTGGATCATCACTGTTGAATGGCAACAGTAATGTTGTTGTGGCTACCAATGGCAACGTCACAGTTGGTGTAAGTGGAATCAGCAACATAGCACAGTTTGCCAACACCGGTGCATATGTCACTGGTGTCATTAGTGCCACAGGCAACATAACAGGCAGTTATTTGCTTGGTAACGGTGCATTTATCACAGGATTACCAGCAGGATACAGCAATGCTGATGTGGCCAACTACCTGCCAACATATTCGGGCAACTTACCAAATTTAACCGGACTAGTATCAACCACAGGCAACATTGCTGGCAATTACTTTATTGGTAACGGTAGTTTATTGACAGGTGTAACAGCATCTGGAGTCAACGCCAATGCACTAACCGGCAACACATTAAGTTCAAATGTATTGAACTCCAGTCTAACGTCGGTTGGCACCCTGAGCAATCTGATTGTAACAGGAAACACAACTAGTGGTAATTTATCAACTGGTGGATTAATCAGTGCAACTGGCAACATAACCGGCAATTATATCCTGGGCAACGGTGCATCGCTGACTGGTGTGATTACCAGTGTGGCCAACATCAATCTTGGCACATCAAATGTTACTGTTGTTAGCTCTGGCGGCAATGTCTCTGTTGGCATAGGCGGAACAAGCAACATAGCAGTATTTGCCACAACAGGCGAATATGTTACTGGCCTAATTAGTGCAACAGGTAATATCACTGGCAGTAACTTACTCACTGCTGGATTGATATCTGCAACCGCTAATGTTACTGCTGGTAACATTAACACAGTGGGATTGATAACAGCAACCGGCAATGTTAGTGGTAATTATTTTATTGGTAATGGTAGTCAATTAACAGGTGTTGCAGCATCTAGTGTAAATGCTGATGCACTAATTGGCAACACTCTAAGTTCAAATGTATTAAACTCGAGCCTAACATCAGTCGGCAATTTGGTTAGTCTAAGTGTGGTTGGAAACACAACCGCAGGTAATTTACTAACAGGTGGCTTGATAAGTGCAACTGGTAACATTACAAGTGCTACCAATATTTCGGGTGGCAACGTTGTCACAGGAGGCCTAATATCAGCAACTGGCAATGCCACCGTTGGTAATTTAAGCACAGCAGGGTTGATTACTGCAACTGGTAATATTTCTGGCAACAATATTTTTGCCACAGGACTTGCAAGTGTCACAGGCAATGTAGCTGCCGGCAACGTCAACACCAGTGCTATTAGACCTGTCAGCGGGCCATTGACAATTACCACTGCGTCAGGCAATTTGAATCTGCAACCAGCAGGCAATATTGTGTTGGCCAACACCTATATCAACAGTGTGGCATATCCAGCACAAGATACTGATGCTGCAACAAAATTATATGTTGACAACATGGTGTCAACAGCTATAGCGTACCACACACCTGTATATGCAGCTACCACTACCACACTGGCTTCTAGCACAGGCGGAACAATTACATATGCTCAACCCAACGGCGCGGCCAATGGGGTTGGTGCAACGCTGACCACCACAGGCTCATTTAATCTAGTTGATACCAGCAATGTTCAGACACTGGGCACACGTATTTTGGTCAAGGATCAGGCCGATGCGGTACAAAACGGCATTTACACCTGGGCCAATGCCACAGCAATTGTTCGAGCCACTGATGCAGACGAATATGGACCAGATAGTTCACAACAAATAAGTGTAAACGATTATTTCTTTACCAGCACTGGCAATGTTAATGTTGGATCAGCCTTTATAGTTAATTCACCAACGGGCACTATTACTTTTGGCACAAGCAACATTACTTTTGCTCTGTTTAGTCAAACAACAGCGTATACTGCCAACGTTGACGCTGGACTAAGTCTAACTGGCACTGTATTCTCAGCCAAGGTTGATCTGAATACCACAGCATTTGATGCTGGTGGAAATATTATTGTCAAAGCAGGAGCCAATCTTACCACACCCAATATTGGTGCTGCCACCGGCACAAGCCTGAGTTTGATTGGCAATGTCAACAGTGGAAATGTCAACACCAGCGGCTTGATTTCAGCAACTGGCAACATTACAAGTGCTGCCAATATTTCAGGTGGTAATGTTCTAACAGGCGGTTCAATAAGTGCAACTGGCAACATTACTGGCAATTACTTTGCTGGCAACGGTGCAGGACTTTCTAATGTCATTGCTTCCGGCGGCGTAGGCAATACTATTACACTGGGCACACCCACAGACGGTAGCCTAACAGCCAATGTTGCTTACCCTGGATGGACCACAGGTACTTTTGTTACTGATGGTCTGGATGATCTAAACCAGGTGTCATTGAACATTGCCAACAGTACCTACGTGGGCAATGCCTATATCACTGCCAACGTTTATTCTGGACCCAGTCCGTTGACAGTGGCATTCACCAGTTATTACATTGGTAATCCCAACAGTTTCTTGTGGCAGTTTGGAGATGGCACAGCCAATGCCACCACAGCCAATGCGGTTCATACCTTTAGCAATACACTAGGCGGAACTTTTACTGTGAACTTCACTGCCTTCAATACCAATGGAACCTACAACGGCAACGCGGCCAATGGTGCCAAAGGATCCACTAGCAGTGCCAACATTTCGAACATTGTGTTGTACACTCCAAGTCCAATACCGTCATTTACTCTAAGCAGCAACAGTTTCAACACAGGCAACACCATAACCATAACCAACACCAGCCAGTATGTGGTCTGGTATGACCTGAGTTTTGGCGATGGTACTGCTAATTTTGCTGCTGGTCCAGGTCTGGGCAATACCTCATTTACCAATGTAACTCATCAGTACAATTCCGTGTCGTCCAACGCAGACAGTTTGTACAGTGCAGTTCTAAGTGGCACCAGCAACACCGCCGGACCGGGCAACGTTACTGTGGTATCATTGGCCAGCAACGTCAAAGTTTATGCTCCTCAAACCGGCAATGTGTTTGTCACTGCCAATCGGGCCAACGTGATCAACGGCCTAGGTGGTATAAGTTTCCGCAACGACTCAAATGGCACGCCAGGAAACACAGCCAGTTTTGGTGCACAACAATTGTACAACTTCAACTACGGTGACGGCAATATCAGCAACGTCAATGTAGGAACAGGAATTGCGGGTAATCCAGCAGCAGCCAATGTCACAAACACCTTTGTGTTGAGTGCTGCCAACCAAGCCGGCAACGTTTATCAACAGTTCACAGCTAATTTGTATCTGTATACTGGTTACAGCAGCAGCCCAGCCCAAAGTGGCAATATCACAATCACAATAGAACCTCAGGTGCGTGGCAACTATATTGGAACCACCGCCAACGTTGTGACAGATGCCACTGCCAACACAGGCAATGCCAGAGTGGGATATCTCTATACTGATTATAATACTTCCAACAGATCAACGTTTACATTCCAGAACACCAGTCAGAACAGTAATCTGGCCAACTGGTCCTGGGGTGACAGCACATTCAGCAACGGTGTATCAAATGTGGGCAACACTCTGCACACCTACAACAGCACTGGTGCGTTCACAGTGGCACTCACGGCCAATGGCACACCCAACGGTATAACCAGCACTGCTCAAAGCAACACAATCTCCAATGTTGGTTATATTTTTATTGCTGTGAATCCCACAGCACCAACTAATCTTAGTGGATACTCCAACTTGGCCATAGCCAACCCCAGCCAAGGAACCAGTCCGTTGTTGGCGGCTGGAGCAACAGATGCCTCAGGCGGCAACATTGTGGCCAATGGTGCCAGTGT